GACAGAGGCCTCCGAAACCAACATCGTCTGCTTACGTTCTATATCGACAGCTCCCGGTCGGGTCGTCTGCGTGGTGGCGCAGCCCGAGAGCGCGAGCGCAAGCACAAGCATCAGTGTGTTGGTCGAGCGATACCTGCACATATGCCTCCCTCCCCGCCCTCGGGTCACAGCCGGGGCGGCTCTGCTCACCGAGTTAACGCTTTGAATTTGTTGGTGCCGGGAATAGGTCCCGCCAACCCTTCTACGCGGCCTTCATATCACAGATTACGGCTACAACCCACGCCTGCACAGCTCAGCTCGGAGCCACTCGGGTAGCTCGCGCCGGTCCCTGAATCGCCAGCGGTCGCCGCAGCCGTCACAGACGACGTCCTTACCGTCGGGCTCCATGCGCCCGCTGACTGTGCGCCGGTCGTGCCGTTCAAGCCGCAGAGAGTCTCCAGGGTGAAGGCACGAAGCGCTCACGGTGAGATCCACTGATGGGCGGCGAGGGTGTCGCTGATCTCGGTGCACAGATCGAGCCACTTGTCGGGGGTCATTTCGAGGGGGTCCACGTGCCAGGTCGATTGGACGGGCTTCGGAGGAGGAACGAGGAGGGGGCCGCTGCGGGATGTGCGGCCGAAGGTGCGGGCGTTCTGCCGCTGCCGGTCGGCGATTTCGACCAGGGTCGGCTGAACGATGGTGATGATGCGCCCGTTGACGTCGTAGACGACAGCGCAGCTGAGCAGGGCGAGCTTGGCCCAGATTATTTCAGGGACGCTGCACGCCCAGCAGTACCGGCCGTCATGCTGCGGGGGGTCCATGAGTAGTGCCGTGCTGCTCGGCCAACTGGTCGGCAGCCCACTGGTCCGCGGTCTTCACCGAGAGCAGCCTCACCTTGTCTCGCGCGGCCATCGAGCGGGCGAGCTTCCCGGCTTCCTCGATATTTGCCGCGCGGAACTGCCGCCGCTGAACGGCCGTGTACTCGACGACGAACACAGTCTCAGTGGAGCCGAGCGGGAACATCGGGCGTCGCCTTTAGGCGAGGAAGTAGCAGAGTGTGCAATTCCTCATGCCTTTAGTTCCGCTACCTGTCCAAGCACCACCGGATACGCTCTTGTAGAAGGTGATCGTCCCTGTGTTAGTGATCGACGCGATCCCGATGACATTCGCACCGTTGTCTTCGGCGGATACAAAGCACTCATGTCCGATGGTGGTTGGTTGGAGAGCTGCGGGGAGTCCAGTCATCGTAAATGTCGTGGCGTTGCTGGTGCTGGCAAACAAGGGCATATTCAGCATGACCAGCTTGCCGTATCGGGCCCAAGTAACGTTGTTAGGTATACCGCTCGCATACCCGGTGAAAGTGCCTGAGAAGACGCCGTTGTCTACGGTCATGTCCTGAACAGCGGACTGAGTAGCAGACCATCCTTGCAGCACTCCGTCACCGCGGACGTTGAGGTAGGTCTTGGCAGAGGTCACATCCTTGACCAGCAGTGCGCTGTCTGCGCTGGTAGTGCCTCCCGCGATATTGACGCCAAGCGACTGCCCGCTGGTGGCGTTGGCGGTGAAGACTCCAGCGTAGAAGTTTGCTGGGCCGGTCACTGTGAGTGTGTTCGCTCCGACCGCGGCCGGGATTGACCATGCCTGCGCCGAACTGATCGAGCCAGCCGCCAGGCCGTTCGTGGCGAACCCGAGCGAGTTCGCTGCCGGGACATACAAGCCAGTCGTCGTGGCAGTCGAGAAGGAGATGCCCGGAGCGCCCGCGGTGCCCGGAGAGAATGAGCTGCTGGTGCCCGGCCAGAACACCGGGTCGGTGTCGCTGATCAGGACGCCAGCTGCGGTGTACAGCTGCACGCGGTACACGAGCGTCGGGTTGAGGAAGATCACGGGCAGCACGCCCGCGCTGTTCGCCACCGTGCCAGCGGACGGGTTCACGCTGCCGGCAGTCGGCTGCGACAGCGGCGTTGCGAGAGTGCCGTTGCTGTACACGGTCTGCGGGGTCGTCGTGCCAGTGGCGAAGAAGCAGGCATACATGCCGCCCTGAAGCGCCCCAACGGACGACAGCGGCTGGCTCTGTGGCGGATAGAACAGTACACCGGTGCTCATTTACTCCTCTGTGACGGGCATCTCGCCCGACTTGTTAATCACGTTCATGGGGACATGTCTCCGTTGCATTAGAGACATGTCTCGCTTACACTCGACGAATGGTTAAAAGTCATGCGACACGAAAGCAGGCGGACCGCGAACGACTTCGCGCAGCGGGCTTCGTGCTGAAACAGATCTGGGTGCGGCCGAGTGATTGGCCGCGAGTTAAAAGCTATCTACAGCGGCTTCGCCGCAAGGTGTCGAAATGAAAGTCATCTCAATCGCGGGTCTCGGTTGTATACCCGTCATACTCATTGCGCTGTGGTGGGCTGGCTTTGCGCCTTTCCCCCAGCACCCGGTGTATGCGGACACCCTGTGTACGCAAGATCCGATGACCAAAAAGGATATGGAGACCTACGGTAATCTTCGCTCGTGTGAGCTTGGTGGCCACGTAACGTCAGAGAAGCCACCGCGGTGGTTCACTGACTTCGGTCCTGGTTGGGCGCAGTGTCCGCCGTCCGTGTACGGCGCATTCGACACGAATACAGGTCTACCGGTTCCGCTTCAATGCTTCAGCTGGAAGCAGGCCCAGTGGCACGAACTTCCTTCCTTCGGACTATTTGGTGCGAACTGGATCGCTTATATGCTCGTACCTGATGATGCACAAAAGCCCAACGGCAACTTCATGGATGCGAAGCCGGTCGCCGCGTATCACTCATATGCAGCGTGTTGGTATGCCCAGCGAAACGTATCTGCTATTTGCGAGCAGGAAACCAAATGATCATCCTCGAAATCATCATCTGGATTCCGCTGGTGCTCTGCGTGATCGTAGCGCTGAGCGTTGGCGGCGCGTGGATCGCGGCTCACCTCGATCCGCGAACCAAGCTCACTGCTGGCTCGCCTGCTGCAGGGCAGCCGCGAGCTGCACCGCGTCAGGGTCGTTGTTAGCCTTCCCGAGGTTGGCGAGCTGGTTGATCGCGTTCGGCATCGCCGACTTCGGCAGCTTCGTCGTCTGAGCCAGCCATCGCACGATCCGCGGGTTCGTCACTGCGCGGGCGAACAGATTGTTGGCCGCAGGGATCGCCACAGCACCAGCTGCAGCCGCCGGGTGTCCGAGCATGATCGCGAGGATCGCCTCGGTCGAGCCCGCCAAGCCCGCACCAGCGTGCGCACCGAGTCCTTCGAGCTGAGTCGTGGGGCGCAGCGCGACGCTGCCCTTCATGTTGCCCATGGTCGTCGTGAGAGAGTCCAGCGCTGAACGCAGACTCTGAGCGTTCCGCTCAGCTCCTTCCTCGAACATCGGCTCCTCAGCGGCCTGACCGGGCTTGCCGAACAACGCGTCCTTCGCCTCACCCGACATCTTGCCCCAGTTGCCGAGGAACGTGCCGGCGTTGAACTCGCCCTGCGCGTTCTGCCCGAGCCGGTTGATCACGGTCGCGCGCAGCAGATTGCGGCTCTCGGGATCGACCATCGCGGTCATGACCTGGTTGATCTTCGTCGCGCCGGAGTTCTTGCCAGAGAGCATCGCGTTATACACGGCCTCCGGTCCGCCGGCGTTGTCGACGATCTTGTCCATGATCTCGCGCTGGGCCGAGTTCGCCCGGTACAGCGCATCCGCCTGCTGTGCAGCGGTAGCGGCCTCGGGGCTTACCGCAGAGGCGCCGGTCTTCAGATCCTGTGACAGGGCGCCATACACCTGCTTCAGCGCACCGTTGGTCGCCTGGTCCGGAGAGAGCGCCGAGAGCTGCGCACCGACGCGGGTACGCAAGGCACGCACGGCAGTGTAGGGCATCTGACCACCGTTGTTGGTCAGGTCCGTCTGAATATCCTGAGCGAGCTGCGCGATCTTTGGCGACACGAGACTGCCCGTGCTTGCCTCGGCGCCCGCCGTCGGAGTGGTGAGCTGCTTGAGCGCGGCCTGTGTCTCCGACAGAGGAATGGTGGTGCCGGCCGGGATAGCGGCGTCGACGTCGCCGTACGCCATCTTCTCGGCCATATCCATGAACTTGCCGCGCAGCCCGAGATCCTTCTGGATCGCGCTGCCTGCAGTGGTCGGAGACACCTCGGCTCCCTGCCGCAGGTTGTCCACGATGTTATCCACGCTGCCGGACAGAGCTTCGCGCTGAGCCTCAGCGGCGCGCTGGAGCGGACCGCCGCCCCACATCGCAGCCGACACGCGCTCAGCGCCCTTCATGATTGCGCCACCGCCCGCCTGGCCCGCGGTGAGCTGCGCGCCGTTCGCCTGAGCATCGGCAATCCGCTGCTGCATCGCTGCCGCAGCGTCAGCACCCGCACCGCGAGTGGCTGTACGAACCAGGCCGGACCCAACAGCGCCAATCACCGGGTATCCGCCCCCAACGAGGCCCGCGATGGTCTGAGCGACAGGCCCACCGCCGAGTTCCGCAGTCGTCTGCGCAGCTGCGCCGCCGGTCATCGCCGGTAGAACGGCGGGGAGCGCTTCAGGGGCGAGTGCCGCAGTCGGCGCAGCTCGTACCGCGGAGCTGTAGATGCGTTCGGCAGGAGTAGCTGCCGTCGGCAGATTCAGCGCGTTAGCCGTCGCCGTCGCGCCCTCGGAGGCGCTGTGATCAGCGAACGGATTGCTGAACCCCATCGTCGGCGCGTGCGCAGCGATGGCGGTCAGTACCGGGTGATCCTTCTTCGCTTGGGCGATAGCCTCGTCCGGGGTCGGCAGCTGGTAATCCTGCGAGATCGCACCAGCGCGCTTCAGCAACCAAACCGCAGCAGCATCGACAGCGTGCCCGACGTTGCGCGGCGTGTCTTCGAGCTGCCCGACGCCTTCGATCAGGCTTCGGCCTGTCAGGCCCGCAACACGCTCGTTGCCACCAACGACTGTGTCGTAAGCGCCGCCAGTCGGATCTGACTGCGCCTTGTCGAGCGTGAAGCCCGCCGGGAGCGGGGGCAGTCCCGAGTTGTCTGAAGCCGGCGCCGCGTCTAGCGTGAAGCCAGCCGGAAGCGCGGGCAGTCCGTTGTCAGCCATTATTGTGTTACCCACTGGCCGTTGCGCAGATAGAGCTTCTGTCCGTTGGGGCCGCTCGCAGTCGGCACCGTAACTGCTGCTTGTGCGGCAGCTGCCGTCGACGGCGTGACGCCCGTGCGACGCTGAATGTAGTCGCTGCGGTCAGCCAACTTGCCGATGGTCCCATTGACCTGATACGGATCTGCTCCAGTACGAAGCGCTGCGACTCGGGTGTTGTTGAACCGCAGGTCGTAGTCGTTGTTCGCCGCGAGGTATCCAAGGATGCGCTGGATCGTCGCTTTGGGCTGCTCCGTGTTCGGGTTGCCCTGAGACAGCATCGTCATGAACTCCTGGTTCGTGATGCGCTGACCCTGCAGAGCCGCGCGGATGTTCTGCGCGCCCATGTTCATGAGGGTCTTGTTCAACTCACCCCAGTCAACGAGGGCATCAGGGGGCTGCTTGCTGACAGCCGCAACGACGGTCCGCAGCCCGTTGTAGAAGTCAGACCCCGGTCCGACCGCACTGGGTGCGATATGCGCCGCTTCAGCCTGTGCACGGTTGATCAGCGCCCGCTCAGTCTGGTCGTTCTCGATCTGCGTAGACGCCTCGCCAAGCATCGCCTGGCGCTTGTCTTCGGTGGCACCGGACGCTTTCTTCGCGACTTCCAATTCCTGCTGCGTGCCCGCGGAGTTGATAGCCGGGGTTCGCGGGAAGGCGCCAAGGCCCACGCCTGGCAGCAGCCCGTTGTCCTGCTGCACCGGGGCAGCGGGCGCGTTCGGAGCCTGCGCAGGGCGGGGCTGTGAGACCGGACCCGTTGGGGCCGTAGTCGCGGGCGCTGCGGGCTGCGCGGGGGCAGCGGGAGCGTTCGCTCCCGAAGTGGGAGCCTTCGGAGGAATTACTGGATCAGCGCCTGGCTTAAATCCGCCCGCGAGGCTCGCCTGCACACTGGCGATTGCGTACGCCTCGGGCGACCCGTAGCCGAGCGCCTGCCAACGTGCCTCGGGCAGCTTGTCACCAATCGTGACCGGCTCGTTGGCCGCAGTAAATGCCTTCGATGCGAGATCGGCCTTGTCCTTCTGCGAGAGCCCAACGGGGTTCGCCCACGGCAGTTCTTTGCCGGTTGTCGGATCACGGAACGTACCCGCGGTGTCTGCCTTCGCCTCACCACGACCGGCATAGCGGAACGACTGCGCGCCGTATTCTTTCGCGAACGCACGCACGTCGCTATCGAGCTGCGCGGGCGTGTCGTTGGCATAGTGAGCCTTGAGTGCGGCAGCAGCAGTCGGATCAAGCTTATCCAGGGTTGCGAGCGCAGCACCGTCGGGTGCAATGGCCACGGTGCGCATATTGTCCGTGGCGTTCCCAGCTGCCTGAGCGCGCCGAGTGTTCACCGCATCTACCTGAGCCTTCCACTGCGCCAGGATCAAATCCGGTGAACCGACACCAGTGATCTGTGCGGCCTGCGCGCGGCGAATAACGTCTATAGGCGGCGCTGTCGGTACAGGCGCGAAGCTGCTGAACGCGTGATCCGCAGCAGTGTCCGCGCTGATGTCTCCGTCGTCTCCCACCATACGTGCGGAACCGCTCTGCTGCACCGGAGAGCTGCCGGACGGCGCGACTCCGCTCATGTCGCTTTTCTGCTGGTCGATAGCCTGCAAAATCAGCGGCATCTTCGCAGCGGCGACCTGATTCGCCAGCCGGGCCTGCTGGGCCTGCGCAGCCAACAGCGGAATATCCGCGTAGTTACGTTGCGCGACGGACTGGTTCGCCGCCGCAGTGGCGAGGCCCTGCTGGAAACTCGTTGACAGCTCTCCGAAGTTCGGAACGCTGATGTCGCTCGAAATGTCAGCCATGTCTCATGTACCTTGTTTAATGCAGACGGCGCGCGCCGCCGTAACCTGCCGTGATCCAAGCCGGCAGCGTCGGTGTCGTAGGAGTCGTAGGAGTCGGAACCTGCGGCGGCTGTGCGCCGCCGTACGCTTGTATCCCAGCAATCGTCTGGCCACCCACACCGACCTTTGTGCTCGATGTCAGCTGCCCCGACTGCCACTGCCCGATGATGTTGGTGACTGCGTCGATGAGGTTCTGCCCTTCCGGGTTGCCCTTCACATCCTTCGTGCCGGCGTTGATCGTCGCGCCCTTGGTCTTAAGCCACGGGGCGACAACCTGCGAGTACATCTGCGAAGCGCTCAGCCCCTTGAGGGACGGATTCTTCGCGATGGCAGAGTTGATCTGCGTCGTCATATCGCTGATGAAGCCCGCAGAATTGTTCTTGCCCCACACCTGTTCGATAGCCTCACTGTGGCCGGGGCTATTGTCGTGGGCGTTCATCAATCCCTGGATGTACTGCACCGACTGCGACGGACTCATACTGCCGACTGCCTGCGCCCGCTGCGCATTGTTCGCGCCTGCGAGTGAAGCGTCGATGCCGCGGTCGGCTGTCTGCTCCACAGAAGTCTTACCACCACCGAAGGCAGAGCTAAGAGCGCCAGCGCCGAGTCCGATCAGTCCGCCGACCAGCGTACCGACGCCGGGGATGATCGAGCCGATGGAGGCACCAGTCGCGGCGCCACTGAGCGCATCCGGGGCGGTCGCACCTGACTTCCAGTTCTTCGCGAAGTTGTACGCTGCCAGTGGGGCCGCGAGATAACCCGCGCCACCCATCCCTGCAAGCTGTGCCGCGTTGACCGCTGCGCCGCCGTAACCAGCCACGCCGCCCTGCTTGATGCCGTTGACGATACCAAGCACGTTGCCCGCCGGGCCGACGAACGGCACTGAGGAGCCATTCGCGTTGCCGTACAGGTTGTTGTACAGCGTCGCGCCCGAGAGCGCAGCGCCGCTGTAACCGAGCGCGCCGCCGCGCTGCACGCCGTTGTAGATGTTCAGCGCTGCCAGTGCGTCCGATGCGCCCTGACCAACTGTCGAGGGACCAGTTATGCCGGGGCCACTGATATTCACATTAGGCGCAGACATGTTGTTCACGTCGCCCATACTGACCGGCTGAAGCTGGTCAGGTGTCAGTGGTTGAAGTCCGCTTGTTGAGCCAGCCCCGGTGGCGGAGCCGGAACTGGCTCCTAAAAACCCGAGCTGTCACCTCCCCCTGTGTAGTACATCCCGTCGCCAGCGTTCGGGTCGTTCGGCAGGTAGTACATGCCGTCGCCAGTGCTGTCAGGACCGATGTAGCCTGCGTTGCCGCCTTCGCTCGCGCCCGGCACGGTCAGGTAATTAGGATCGGTGGGCGAGTTGCCATATGCGTCGACGGGGCCATTGGCATAGCCGCCGCCACCGCCGCTGCTGCTGCCACCACTACCGCCGAACAATCCGCGGACGAAACCACCAGCGGCCCCAAGGACGTTGCCGCCACCGGCGCCAGGGAACAGGCCGTTGAGGAACTGGCCGAGCGCGTTCGCGCCTGCACCGACCGCCGAGGCGTTCGCGCTTGCAGCGCCAAGCGTGCCAGCAGCCTGAGCGCGGCCGATGTTCGCCTGCGCCTGACTGATGTTCGAGCCGGTCTGCAGGTTCGCCTGCGTAAGAGCGGTGTTCGCCTGACCGCCGAGCTGCGCGGACTGCAGGAGCTGCTGCACGTAGTTGTTGTAATTTTGCGAGGCGTATCCAGCGTTGAGCTGTCCGAGGTTTGCGAGCGTGGTGGTGCTGTAAAGATTGCCGTTCGCAGCAGCCTGACGGTTCAGAGCCTGATCGGCCTGATTCAGTGAGAACTGGTAGCCGGGCGAGTTATTGAACAGGCTGTAGTTCGGTGCGGCGCCGTTGAGGCCCAGCACTGAGGCGAGGTTCGCGTTCGCACCGACACCTGTCTGATACTGCGCCTGCCAGGGGGCGACCGCCTGCCCGAGATACTGCTGCTGCGTCCCGATGGCGTTCTGATAGCCAGTGGTCATCTGGCTCGCGGCTTGCTGGTTCGCCTGCGCACCGGCGATGCCAGTGTAGATACCGGTGCCGGAGCTGAGCAGCGAGTTCCACGGATTACTGGGATCGAGGCCAGCGCCCGAGTTTGTGCTGTAGTCTGGGGCGATGGTGTTTAGTTGGTAGTCCCGCATGTCGTTCCTCTATGTCTCTCCTTTCAGCTCCGCAGGAGCCAAGTGGTGGCGATCTCCATTTCGTGTTACGCCCAGAATGGTATGTAGCGCGTACTGCCGCTCACGCTAATCTGCGGCCAACCATCAAATCAGTGATGATCTGAGCAATTAAGCTGCGATGAAGCCGAGATTCTTAAGGATAAGTAGAATTTCGGCGACACATTTGTTGGTGTTGCTGTTAGCGCCACCCGCATCTGTGATGTTGTAATTAGCTACTACGGCTGCCCCTACCGGGGAGCCAAAGCCAGTTGTCTGTCCCTGACCGGGGCCGCCGTTGAACGCAATCGAGCCGCCGCTAGTGATGCTCAGGCGTGTCGTGTATGTCTGCGCGCTGCCCGCTGATACCGACGGCGCGGTCTCGAAAATGAATCCGCCGAGGTGGAACCGAATCTTCGATGCCAAGTCCGTCACGTCGGACTGATACGAGCCGGACGTTGTGGTCGTACGGAAGTTATAACCCACGCTGCCGTAGTCTCCACCCGACGTGCCGAGGTCTACGTTGCCGGGAGCACGCCAGAAGTTCGAGACGGACGTGCCGCCGTACGTGATCGCCGGTGTGCCCGCCGCCACGTGGCCTACCGTAATGGTCGAGCCTGCACCGGGTGCGTTAAACGTGAACGCGCTGTTCACGTCCCAGAACAGGCCGCCGCCGCCGCCAACCTGCGCGCCGATGTAGCCGTGGCCATCACCGGAGATGGACATCATGTTCCCGGTTCTGGCTGCATTCGACACCTGCAGAGCGACGTCAGAGGCATTCGACCCGGCGGCGACGAATAGCCCAAACGCTTGCCCGGTGGTTGTGTCAGACGAAATCTGAACCGTATAAGCGTTCGCAGTCCCTACGAAAAGAGCCGCCCGTCCGGTGTCAGTGACGCTAATGGTCGCACCCGGCGCGAAAACTTTCAGCGTCGGTGTGCTCCCCGAGTTACCACTCTCTGTGATCGTCACAGGCCCCGGTAGCGTTACCGGCGCGCTGAATCCAATCGTCGCGGGAGTACCGATGGTACCGCTGACCGTGATGCCATTAGCGCCGACCGCGTTGCGCGCATCCCCATTCTGTGAGAGCTGCTGCACGAAGGAGCGAAACCATCGCGCATCCCATTGGTCAGGGATGCCGTGAGCCGCCGTCGAGCTGACGCCGGGTAGAATCTTCGGCGTGGCCATCAGTACCGACCCCCCTCCAACTCGGCAACGATGTCGACCACAAAGAGCTGTGTGGGATCGGCAATCAGGAACTTATATGCCCGGTCGTACGCAGACCCGAGGTTTGACCATTGCGCACGAGCCGTATAATTGCCCTGGGCTCCCAGATTCGCCATGGGCAGCGCCATGTAGGTCCGCCCTCCATCATCAGACTTGTAGCAGGTTAGATTTGCTCCGCTAGAGATGCTCGTGGACCCGCCAGCGGTTACTACCGCCTCTAGGCGGCGATGGCTGATGCGGTGATGGCTGTCGTAGACGCTCTGTGTCTGCCAGGAAGCAGACATCGGCTGCCCGAACTCTGCATAACTGGTCGTGTCGAGATAGCCGATGTTGCCGCTCTGAGAGTCGCCAATGAGCTGCTTGCCGTTCCAGTTGTAGCAGCTCTGCGGGCGCCAGTAGCCGATGTTGCTGACGACCGAGGACATCTTGTGCCAGAGTTGCGTCGTGCAGTCATAGACAATCGTGATGGCGGACTGCGGTAGGGTGAAGGCAACCATCAAGTGACCGGCGATTGAGTACGCGAACCCATAGCAGCCGGTCAGATTGGCACTAGACAGAAAAGCATCGACCGCCTGATTGCTAACCTTGACAGGCGTAGATCCATTGCGCCGCCGCACGGTGAGGTCGTTCGCGATCCAAAACACGGTCTGGTCTTGCAGTACTGCGGTGTATGCGGCCAGCGGGTGCATCCCGATAGGCATGTAGCTCTGTGGCGCGCTGCTGAACGGTGAGCCGGTCGGGTTGCCGACGTTGAGGAAGCCCTCACTCGTGCGCTCGCCGAACATGAGCACTTCACGATGGTCAACAGCCATGCCGATGAAACTGTCCGTCGCAAGCTGACGAGGGAACACCGCGGCTGTAGTAAATGTGATCTGCCCAGTGCCCGAGACCGCCTGACCGTCATCATTGAAGAACTGAAGGCCGTTCAGCGCCAGGAAGACGATGTACGTGTCGTCGAACCAGCAGTCGATTGCACCATAGGTGAGGAACGTCGACGCTGTGAGCGTCTGGAACGGCGTCGCTGCAGCGGGGCAGTACGTGTAGCAAATCGTCGTGCCGGGGATCAGGATAACGAGGCAGTATTTGTTGTCCGTCATGCGGACAAAGCCGCTGCTTCCGATGCCAGTAGCCAGCAGGTTCAGGGTACCGAGGTTGTTGACCGAATAGAGATTCGCGCCAATAACCGCGTAGAGCACCCCGGACATTTCCCACATGCCGCGGACACTGACAGTCGTCGAGCCGGTGCCGGCAAACTGAGTAATCCCCGGCGCACGGCGCAGATACACCGGAGGCGTAGACTGCTTTGCGTCAGCAGGCGACTGAGTCGTCGCGGCGGCCGCAACTTCGGGGAAGCAGTTGATTGTTCCGGCGTTCGACGCGCGCGGATCTTCAACGCCCCAAAATCCTACTGGGAGCCCAATCTGCTTCGGCATTAGATCAGTGCCTCGGGCTGCCGAACAGCCAGCCAAGGACAGCCAAAATCGCAGAGCCAGCCGCGCCGCCGACCATGCCCCAGACGCGGGCTGCGCCGACCTGACGGGCGTGCGTCAACTCCAGGGAGTTAACACGACCCGTAAGCGCCTTGTCGTCTTGGACATGCTGAGAAAGCGTCGACGCCGTGATGGCGAGCGTCGCCTTCATTTCACCGACATCGCCCTTGATCTCCGTCAGGAGCGTGTAGACGTCGCTCGCTGTCTTCTCGATAGTCATTACCAGAACCCCGCCCTGTTCCAGGGTCCCTGCGGAACCGGCAGCTCGGTGAGGTTCGCCTCCGGGATCGGGCGCAGCCGTTTCACGAGGCGGGCTTCGGCCTTCTCGATCTCAGCAGCAAGCGGCGGCGACAACGGAAGGCTGTAGTGCGTAGCGATGACGCGAGCCAGCATCATTTTGACGGGATACAAATCCGCATCCTGCAGCGGGGCGGTGCCCGTCGTGCTGGTCTGCGTGTACCAGCCAACGTCGACACCGTCTGCGGCTTGGTCGCTGAGCATGTTGTTCAGCAGGTTCAGGGCCGTCAGACCCTGCTGCGCGCTGAGCTGCTCCGTGTCACCAATGAGGTTGACGCGCTGCGCGGCGAACGTGCAGACCTGCAGGACAGTTTCGGACATGGGTTACTTCTCTCCCGCGCCTCCAACAGCCCCCTGGCCGTGAAAGCCGCGCTTTGCCTCATCTTCAAGAGTTGCGGACAGCTTCCCGTTCCACGCGAAGCGCCCGAAGTGTGAAAAAGCTATGTCGGTGCGAGCCCAGACTTCATGCCCGGCTTCCAACACGCGCTGACAAAAAACGTAATCCTCGCCGAGCGGCCGGAGCTTTCCGGGATGCTCGTCATCAGGAATCATGGCGATGTCGAACACGTGCGGGACTTCGCGAGTCTCGCCGTCGTGGTCGTACAGATATGTCTCGCACCCGGCGACGACTGCTTCAACGACGTGCCGCTTGACCAGGAGGAAGCCGCCAGGGAGCCGCGCCGCGGGCTGTAGGAACCCCGCCACGGGGCCGGTCGCCATGTACGGGAAGATCGTCTTACCTGGCAGGTTCTTCGTCGTGTAGACCCCGCCGACGCAGTCCTTGTTGGACTCCAGCAGCTTCAGAATCCCATCGGGACTGAAGCCGAGGTCGTCGTCGAGCCACAGCAGGTGCGTGTACTGCTGATTCGCGAGGAACTCGGCGACCAGCCAGTTGCGCGCCATCTGCACAAGCGAGAAGTGCGCAGTGTTAACCAGATCGAGCACGATGCCTTTGAGCAGCAGCTGCATCTGCGCGAGCATCAGCGCCTTGACGCCTTCAATCGCGAGAGTGCCCGAGTAGCTCGGCACCGCGATCATGACGCGGGCCTTGAGGGCTCCAGGGGCTGCTGGGCGCTTGACATGCACGGGCGCAGCTACCTGCGGCGCGTTGACGATGGACAGGGGACTACCTGAAAAACTGGTCTTTTCCATTGAACTCACCTCAAAAAATAGGGTGCCGGTCTCTGCCGACTGTCACGCCTAACTATTCCGCGGGCGTTCACGGTTCGTCGGGTCGGGAGGTGAGCACCGACTGACGACGAAGTTCAGAACACGGCCGAGGCCGTCACACCTCTACAGCCACTGCGGGTTGGCGAGCGTCCACTCAACAATGTGGCGCACGGAGTCCTCAAGCGAAGCCGGCGGTACCCACCCCATCGCCGCAAGCTTTGAGCCGTCCAGGGCGTACCGAAGGTCGTGGCCGGGGCGGCTCGAATGGAAGTCAGTCAGCTCATGCCGAAGCGGTCTGCCGACGTACTTCGCGATCATCTGCGCGAGCTGGAGGTTGTCTGTCTCGCGCTCGCCGACGATGTTGTACTTGTCGCCAGGTTGGCCGTGTTTCAATACGAACCGCACCGCGTCTGCGACGTGGCGGGCGTCGATGTAGAACCGGCTGCCGGGCTTCGTGCGCGTCTTATCGGAGTGGATCGTCACCAGCTCACCGTCGCGAACCTTACGGATCGTCCCCGGCAGAAACTTCTCCGGGTGCTGCCTCGTGCCAATCACGTTCATCGTGTGCGTGATCAGAACCGGCAGCTTGTAAGTATTGCCGAACGCGAGGACAAGTTCCTCGGCTCCAGCCTTGCTCGCAGCGTATGGGTTGCCGCTGTTGTAGCGGTCCCACTCCTTGTAGTGCACGCCAGGCGGCGCGGGACCGAACACTTCGTCGGTCGAGAAGTACAGGAGTCGTCCGTCGGCCTTCAAGCCGCCCTTGCGGGCATAGTCCAGCAGGTTGCAGGTCGCAACGACGTTGTCCATCACGAACGACAGTGGGTCGTCGATTGATCTGTCAACGTGAGTGCCTGCGGCAAGGTGCAGGATGTAGTCGAACGATCCGAGCTGCTTCGTGAGCTGCTCGTTGATCGGAGCCTTCAGATCGTGGAAAACGAAACGTACCCGACCACGTCGGCGGTCGAGTATCTCAAATGCGCCTATCTCGACAAGCCGGTTCAGATTGCCCGAACAGTCGAGTCTGTCGACGAGAGTCAGCTCCCAATCTGTGTTAGCAAGAAGGTCAGCAACGACGTGGCTTCCAATGAAGCCTGCGCCGCCGGTCAGCAGCACGCGCTTCACAGCTTGCCGCCGGCCTTCGCCTTTACTTGCGCCACCAGATCAGTCGGCGATACGGGGCTATCCGATTCGCTGCCGCCGGGGCAATTCAGAAGATACTGGTGATAGTTCCCGCGGAAGCACTTCGCATCGCCAGCAGATGACGCGCCGTCGCCGGAGTTGTGATGCACGCCTATGTCCGGCACGCACCAGATCTCACCGCCGCACTCCTCGCGCCAGCGGCGGCAGAATGCGAAGTCTTCGCCCCACCACACGCCTTTGTGCGCGCCATGATTGAACAGATCCACGTGCGGAGCGCTGCGCTCCCCGTAGCACAGCTCGGGGAACTTCTCCATGAACAGATTGACCGCGGCGCGCGTGACCTTGAGGAAGCCGGCCGGAACGCCGTCCATCTTCAACGCGCCGTCGCTCTCGCGAACCTGCGGGCGCTGAAACAGGCCGGCCAGGTAGCCGCCCATGTACCAAGCATCGGTACCGTCGCGCCTCTCGCCGCATCCTTCGAAGTCGTCGGGATCGCCCTTCTTGAAGCGGTAGTTGCCGGCGACAACGTCGCCCTCGGTCTCGATGACCTTGAGCAGCGCACCGGGTTCCCACGACACGTCACTGTCGAGGAAGAACACAACATCGGCCTTCGCGTCGAGCGCCTTGCGCAGCATCGTGGCACGAGCGGCGCTGATGTATGGGCAGCCGATCTCACTTACGATGCCGTGCTGCCAGCCTGCGGCTTCGAGCAGCGGCACCTCGTTCTTGATCGACTCCAGAGTCGCCGGATGCGGCTTAAGCGGGTACGTCGGCAGGCAAAGAATCACCTTGCCCTTTTTCTTCGGTTCCATTACTCACCTCGACGGGGCGAACCCCGAAACCAAATAAGTTGTACGCGAGCGGCCCTGAAAGGCGCTCCGTCTTCACCTCTGTGAACCCTGCCTCTCGCAGCAAGTCGGCAAGCGACTGCGCAGTAAAGCCAGACAGGTGTTGCATGTACGGCAGGTCCGGGAATCGCGAACCATATCCGTAGTGCATGTCGTGTCCCGTCACTGGCCCACTCGCGGCCTCATAGAGCACCGTGGTGTGATCAGGCTTGACGCCCTCCAGGTCGGGCACGTAGATGATCACGACGCCACCGGGCTTCAACACTCGGAGGAAGCCGGCGAGGGCCTGTCGCGCACCCCACAACGGGAGGTGCTCAAGCGAGTGACTGCTGAACACAGCGTCGAACGGCCCGATGCCGTCTGGCAGCGAGCGCATGTCTGCGACGATGTCAGGATTCACGTCCTGGTTGATGTCGAGCCGCGTCTCTACGCAGTGTCGGAGATAGAACGGCAGTTCAGAGCCGCCGCACCCGACGTGCAGAATGTGCTTCAAGTTCTCACCTCAAAAAGGGTGCGGGTCTCTCCCCGCCGTCACGACTGGAAAGCCGTCGTTCGCTATTCGTCAGGAAATGCTCCAGAGCCCATAGGCCGCGAGCGTGTTCATCACTTCCTGCAGCGAAACTACGACCTGGTTGAAGGCCGCAGTGCTGACGGAAATGGTGCCCGTCGCAGTCGAGAGGTTGGAGGTGCGCTGCACCGAAGTGCTGGCGCGCTGGGCAACCGGGGTGACGCCGTAGAAGCCCGCCTTGGTCGCGGGAAACTGAACGCCATCGGGGCTGCCATCACCGACCTGGTTAACAGGCATGGTAATTACCTCGTCTGTTTAGTTAGGTTGAGGATCAGGTGCCGATGAGGCGGACGGCCATTTCCGGATAGGCGAGGGTCTCGCCGCTCAGGTTGTCCATACGCATCTTCACGACGTCGCTGTTGATGTCGTAATCCTGAACCACGCGCAGGTTGAAGCCGTCATACGACTCCTCCGCGCAGAATTTCACGATGTCCGACACGTCCAGCATCGCCACGTTCGCGAACACAATTGCGTCGCGTCCGAAGGCGAGTGACTGCTGATACGTGCTTGCGCTCGCATCCGCAGTAATGGTCGCACCGTTGATAGCTGAGTTCGCCAGAACAGCTCCCGTGGAGCTGCAGACGTTCTGATACGCACCGCCGAGGATGATGGCCGGTGAAACCACCGCATCAATCTCGCCAGAGGTGTCAGAGATCGTCGCAGTCACAACAAACTGCTGCAGACGGCCCAGAGAGGTCTTCGATTCCGGATCGCAGGCATACACGCCCGAGATCGTCACGACGTCACCAGCGTTCAGGGTCGAAGCACCAGATGCCCAACCCGTGCTCGACAGAGTGACCGTCGAGGCAAAGTTGTTGCTGGCACCGGCGATACCCGGATTGCTGGCCGACTTCACAACCGGAGTCGAACCGCCGTACGTGCCGCTGGTGTAGCCGGCAAGCTTAGTTTCCTCGAATGCAAGGAAGCCAGCGACTTTCGCCGCGATGACCGCCTCGATGAACTGCTCAGAGATCACTTCACTCGGGTTGTAGAGGGTGGCTACGTTCGTGCACCAGTCGTAGTTGTGGATCGGGCTGACAAGCAGGGTACGGAGCGTGCCCTCGATGTCTTCCGGGCACAGCATCTGCGTCAGGTACTGACGAGCCTGTGCAATCGTCGAGAAGCTAACCGTCGCACTCGTGGTGCCAACGCGCTGATACACGCTGGTCACAAGGGCGCAGATCTGAGCCTCAATCTTTCCAGACAGCTGAGACATGGCCGGGGCCAGAACCTGGTCCGTGAAGCTGCCGATGTCCAACTGACGCTCAATTGAGGTCAGGTCGACGTCGACGTGGTTCTGGTTGTTGAGCGACAGAGTCGCCGTGCGCTGCACGAGCGGCTGAGCCGACATCAGAGGGCCGGTTGATACGGTGTACTTGAACGGCAGACGGATCTGCACGCTCGTACCCAGCGGAACGCCATCGAGGGGCTTGCCGAACAGCGCTTCGTAGTTGCGGTTCGCACGAGCCGCGGCCTTTGCCTTGTCGTGAAGGATCGAAAGACCCTTCTTCGCGACCCAGCTGGCCGTAATAAACGAGTTGGAAGAAGCCACTTGGGCTACCTACATAGAACGAACGGCGGATGCCGGTCAGGGCTAGCGCGCGTTCGCTCGGATCGAGTTGAATCAGCGCCGCGACCGAAGTCGCTCACGCTTTTCCGCGGCCCTCTGCCTCTCGTTTGCAACAAACTCGTCCATGCTCATCTTTGACGGGTCCGTAGGAGCCGCAGCAGATGCGCCAGAGCGAGTTGTGGACGGAGGTGGCGGGGCCTGAGTGGATGAAGTTGATGCAGTAGAGGGTCGTCGCTGCGGGCTCTGCGTCACTTGAGCCACTGCCAGCCGCCCGATGATCTCGCCGATTGCCACCTTCTGCTGATCCGACGCCATACGCGAGATGCGCATTGCAAGGTCAGGATTTTTCGCAAGGTGATAAACAATCGCAGGACCAACTTCGGACCCGACAATAAGGGGCGCAACAGCAGGGAGCGCCGGCAACGCGGGATTCTGAATCACTACGTCAAAGTCCGGGACGTTCGCCTTGAAGGCATTGACCCGAGACTCGAACGCTTCTCGCGCTGTCTGTGCGTGCTGCTGAGCCTGAACATTCTGCATTGCGCCTGCGACGCGAGCCTCGACCTGCCGGTTTGTCCACTGCGCGTGAGCTTCCGCCCACTTCGCCGTGTCGTAGCCGTGCTGTTCGAGAGTCGGCATCGGATCGCTAGCACCAGCCTGTGCGGTCGGTGCGGCTGCGGCCTGAGCGGGCGTCGCCGGAGCGGGCGCCTTCTGTGCCAACAGCTGCTCGATCACACGAGCCTGATGTTCACCGTACTGTCGGAGGGCATGGCGTTCTGCAAGCAGATCCGCAATGCGATCCTCTGTTTTCTCCCTCGCAGTACGCTGAGCGGGCTGCGTTCCACCGTCGGGATTTGCGGTGCTCGAAGGGTCGGTCGAGGCCGGGGCTGCAGCTGCCGGATCTGCAGGGGTTTGGGCGGCAGGGTCTGATGCAACAACATCACCACTCGGTTGGGCGGCCGAGGCCGAAGGTACCTGCGCGTTGGGCGCGGCAGCAGGCGTCGCGGAAGTATCGGTACTCGCCGGTGCTACAGGAGCAGCGGCGGAAGAATTTGTGGTCTCAGCCTGACGAGGTGTAGGAACACGGGCGCCAGAAGCTTTGAGCTGTGCCGTCTCGGTCTTCAGCTGATCCAAGGTGAACGAACTAGCGGGCATGAGTCATCCTCGCGATTTGGGCAGTCGCGAAACTGAAAACGCCGGTATTGCGATCCGGCAGAACGATGGGTTATTCGGGTTTGGTCGCACCCGAGGGCGGCAAGTCTTTACTGATTCGGAAGCTGCTGAGCGCCGGGGGCGGCGGGGACAGCAGGATTCGTGGTCTGCGCCGCCTGGGCCTCGGAGAGCGCGGCCTGAGCGGGCTGACCTAGCTTCTGAGCAGCGACCATGTTCGCGAGGTGCTTCCCCGCGGCCTCCATGATCACCTTGTGGATCTCAAGATCTCCTGCAGCAGCCTTGCTGTGGGCGATCTGTGCGTTTGCGGCATCGCGTGACGCGAGCGCCTGAGCGCGTTCGAGTTCAGCCTGCTGCATAGGGTCTGGCCCCTGTTGCGGAGGCATGTTCGCCAGATCCTGCTTGTCAGGCTTCACAACGCCCTGCTTGGCGAGAACCATGTGCAGGCGCTCAGCGATCTGCGCGCTCTCCGGCACGTCGATCAGACGCGCGATCAGATCCGGCGACACCTGGCCGACCATCGGAATCCTCGCCACGGCTTCGAGCATCGTGTCGAGGGCTTCCTGCCGTGCAGTCTGGTACGACGGGCCGAGCGTCACGGTGCAGTCGTAACGACCCTGCTTGAGACTGTTCATCAGCTTGGCGCCGTCGCCGGGCTGATTAATGTTGACGTGCGACTCTTTACCGGCGGCGTCGAGGACGCGAATGACGCGGGCTGCGTCGTACACGGTGGGGATCATGTCGAGCCCCATCTCGCAGAGCAGCTGCAGCGCCTTGCCGTAGTTGTCGATGAACTCGTGCGTGCCGAGGTCGCTGCGCCGCGTATGCGACACAAGCGCCTTGCCGCTCGCGCGGTTCAAGTCATCCGAGTTGCCGAGCGCCGGGTCATACATGCCAATCGACGCTTGAATATCCTGCGCAGCCATCTGCGCCATCGCGACCGCACCGGCCGGCACGTCAATCGGGTCCTCGCGCTTCGGCATCCCGCCGTTCGGCGCCCCCGGATCAATGTTGTAAGGCAGGTACATGCGCGGGGTCGCGTTGGACGAGTTCCACACGTCGTCCAGTCCCGCCACCATCTTCGGCGTCACGAGGTAGCGTGCCTTCGGTACCAGGGCACTGCGTTCAATCGCATCGCTCGCCTGGAAATTGTAGGCGCGCTGCGAGTCCCACGAGTGACGCACCAGGGACTGAAGAATCTGGCGCCCCTCGATGTTGATGTATCGACCGGGCATACGGACCACGGGGATGCGCTGCCAGTCGTAGTCAACGGGACCTTCGAGGATGTGCGCTCCGTCGGTCTTGACCCAACGGATCTTGTGCTTCTTCACCTTTCGAGTGCGCTTGACGCGCGCAGCCTTCGACTCATCGAGGCCCTGCGCTTCGAGGTGCTTCTCGACCTTCTTCGCTTCGGCGTCGTAGTCGATGATGCGGCCGTCGGTCAGCTCGGCGATCTCACTCTCGACGGCGATACGCTCGAAGTAATCGACAACGCGCACCATCCCATCAGTACGCCAGCCAAAGCTGTCGCGCGACATCGGGAAGGGCGCCGGATCGAAGTCGGGATACAACTCCTCGTACTTCTCCTTGCTGATGCGGTTGGCGACCATGGCCCACTCAGCGTCAGCACCACACGGGTCGACCGCCTCTGGGTCGCGCACGACCGTCAGGGGGTTCGGAATACCGCGGATACGGAGCACCTGATTGAACGACTGGTCGCTCTCGTACTCCGGCAGCATCATCAGCTCACCGAAGCCGCCGGCTACGGCCTGCTTGTAGGTTTCATCGTAGACCGCTTCGGCGCGCGACTCCTGCTCGATGCTCCGCCACAGGCCGCCAAGAATGTCTGCGACGTCAGTCGTCGCGTTCTCGCTCGCCGGGCGCACCTTTACCGCGGGGCGCGTCTGGCGCTGATCACCAGTGACGAGGTTGACCGGCTGCAAAATGCGGTTGAACGTGTATGACGGGCGCCCCATGCGCAGCGTCAGGACTGCAGGGTCCCACTGGCTCTGTTGGTCGGAGCCATAGCAGAACATCAGGTCGGCGGTATGGTTACGCCGATTCAGATCGTTCGCGCCGCTGCCCTTTTCATAGCGGAGCAGGATGTTTTTCAACAGCTCCTGCTTCTCGTCGTTGTTGAGTGTGGCCATGCTCCTTTCAGCCGGCGAACACGCGCGGCGGTGCAACGTAGTACCAGGGTTTTGCACCTGGTCGTTTGATTGGCTCGACGACTGCGCGGTCAAGTCCTGACATGATCAGGTAGCGCAGTGCGTCCATTGCGTGGTCGTTCTGTTTTACAACCTTGCCCTTCTCGTCGCGGCGGTAGAGCCGGTACTCGGCAAGCGTCTGTGAACAGCTGCGGAAAACTTTCAAGCCGCCGGTGCCGAGGCGCTGCCACACGGCAAAGATGCCTGCCTCGACGGCGTTATCAGCGGGCATCAGATCCAAGCTTTCGGTGCGGTACAGCTCGATGAGCTGCCGACCATCGGCCTGACTGCGGCCCCGCGATGCGGGGTCGATGACTCCGGGTATCCAGTCGCCGCGCTGTTTGATCGCCGAAGCGATCACCGCGGGCTCAGTCTTTCCCCGGTAGATCTCATCGTAGACGTACACCGTGCCGGTCTCGCGATCCCACGCGCCGAACAGCACCGCCGTGCAATTCCAACCAACGTCGAGTGCGAACACTCGCGGCCAGTGCTTTGCCAGCTCGAACGGCGCGACGACGAAGTCTTCTTCAGCGACCGAGTAGATCGCGCCAGAGCCGAGCTGCGGGATGCCCTTCGAGCGAGCGTCGCGCTGCCATGCCGGATACGTCGCGAGCATGTCAGCCTGTGCCTTGGCATCGAGGTGCGGGACGTCGGACCATCCTGCGACGACTGCGGCCTTCATACAGCCCTCGGTGCCATCGCAGGCAGGAAGCTGAGCACCAGCTTCGTGAGCCCCTCAAGCGGCGTGAACGTCAACATCACGAGGCCATTCGTCGTCAGTGTTCGGGTGAGCACCTCAACGTAAATCGCCTCGTCGCATTCCTCGTCAAGCCAGCCAACATCAATCGACGCACCCTGGAACGCCACGCGCCCCTGGTCGTACGACTTCAACTGGAGCACCGACAGACCACCGGAGACGTGCTTGACGTAGATCGTCTCAACAGCGTCCGGCAGTCCGTGCTTCGGTGTGGTGTGGTCAATCAGGTCGCCGGGGATCATCCCGGTGCCTTCGGCGTGCGCGTCGCCCGGCGGCCCTAGCAGGGACGCCTGAATAATGTCTCGTGTCGTCTTCGCGGTATCGCCAGCTGCCCACGCCTGGACTGGATCGACGAAGCGGCGGCCAACCCACCAGCTCGGGTAGAGCCCGGTGAGGTGCACCGTCAGTTCGTACGCCGCGGCGACAGTCTTTCCAACGCGGTTTGCAGCGACGAAGGCTCGTTCGTTGAACTCGGCGCCGAGCTGGAAAAACTCCAGGTGCTTCGCATACAGCTCACGTCGGAACGGCCCCGTGTCCGGGAACAGCTGCTTGATCTTGTTCCGGCTCTGTCGCCGGTCGCGCTCCTCCAGCAAGCGCAACAGCTCCTCCGCGTCCTTCCTCTCGGACGGTGAAAGCTGCGTCAATAATTCGCGAGGTATTCCCTCTCCCAAGTCGTCGCTCAAGGCGAGCGATGCGCTCGTCGAGCTTTTCATCGGTGAGGTTTTTGACGACATGCTCACTTCGGACATCTACACGCACCGATTCGCGGTATTGCTCTGGCATCTTTGCTGCGAGGATTCGCTGCAACAGCTTGTCGTTCCCTTTCAGCGCGAGTTGGATCGCGCGCTCCTCAAGGGCCTGGTACGCCTTCGGTTTCGCCGCTTCGTACGCCAGCGCAAACTCAGAGTTACGATCCAGTTCCCGCAGGAACTCCGACGGGCTCACTCCAACAGCGTCACGCGCTGTCGCGATGTCGCCCGTATCGACGAACTCCTCGATCAGCGCCGCTCGGACTGCGTCAGTCCAAGTGACGGCTGGGCGAGTCGGTTGGACGGGCGGCGCGGGCGGAGCGGGCTCAGGAGTCGGGGGCGGCCGGAAGTTCTTCCGGTGCTGCTCGAACTTCTGTGCGGGTGTCAGCGGCTTCGGCGGTCCATCTAGGGACGCGACGAGCGCTGCGACATCAGCCGGTGCCGCGGGCGAGGAACGAGCCATCGCGTGAATACCCCGCTGTGCGTTGTGCGAGGATCGCTTGCGACTGAGACTGCGTTAGATCCTTGCCGTAGATACTCTGCTCGGGGAGCAGCACGTACTGCTCGCCGCTGTATTCAAATTCGATCATGTGCTTGTAGTTCGAGAACTCGACCCACTCGCCGACCTTCACGCGCATCGGCCGAATCAGCGGAGCGCCGTTCTTGTCGACGCGCTCATCGCCATCAGGCAGTAGCAGGTCGCCGCTCAGGAAGCCCTCGCCGCGCCGGTACCGCACCAGTTTGCGTATGCGCCGACCGGGGCCGATGGCCACGACTTCGCCCTTGTTGAGCGCGATGCCCCGCACTTCGAGGAACTCGTGCTTGTACGGAACCAGCCTCAGCAACACGTTGTCGCGTGTCGGGCGCACGCTGGCCGGATCAATGACCACAGCCAGCCACCGCGAGGATGTCGCGCTCGCGCAAGATCACGATGTCGCGGGCTGTGCCGAAGCGACAGTCAACTCCGCTCGCCTGCGGAATGAAGATCACGTCGCCGACCTTCACTTCCATCGGCACAACGGACCCATCGGGTCGTGGAGCACCAGGGCCGACCGCGATGACTTTCGCGCGGAGTCCTTTGTGCTGGCGCATGCGCGGGTCGAGGCCGTGCACATAACCCTCGTCATCGGCGAGGCGCTCTGCGTACACGTTGTCTCCCAGCGGCGCCACCGGAAAACCCAGTGATCGCTTCACCTCAGCTCACCTCAAGTAAGAAAAATCAGGAAGGCGTCGACTCGGCAACCAGGTCGAGAACGACCAGCTTGTTCACCGTGATGTTGCCGCTCGTGGCATTCGAATCGGCGAGCACCGCCTGAATCCACACCTGCCACAGCTCGCGGCCGAACCATGTCTGCGTCGGCACCATGAGGGTGCCCGGCAGCTGCAGGATCTGCTGCGACCCAGTTGGGGTGACTGATGTCCAGCCGCGAACGTTCTGGGGGATAGTCAGGCTGTCGATCCGATACTGGATGGACGTCGGCTGCGTCGGCGCTCCTAGTGAGTTGACGAACGTCATCTGCAGCAGAACGTCCGAGTTCGCCAGCACCTGGCTCGCTCGAACCGGGCGATTCGTTTGGCCTTGCCAACCTCCAGGGCCTGGAACTGTCACGTATGCACCCTCTTAACCGTAGCGCAAGTTGAGAACGACCACGTTGAGCGTGCCTTGCAGTACAACGACTGTGGTCTTTGGCTTTTGCGGATTCCCTAAAAACACGAAGAATCCGTCGGCAGTCCATTGGGGACTGTTAAGCCCCACGAACCCGTCAGCAATAATGTTGGTGGCATCGGCTTTCCAAGTGCTCATTTATGCACCGAACAGCCCGAACGCCTTGAGAGAGGCGATGATCTGCGCAACGGCCTTGTTGGTATTGCTGCTGGCCCCGCCAGCATCGGTAATGTTGTAGTTATTGATGACTGCATTACCAACTGGCGAACCCCAACCAGTGGACTGCGCGGGCGGCGACGTGTTGTTCACGCCGAGCGCGCCGATAATCTTGAGCTGGCCCGCGAGCTGGTTCGCGGTCGAGCTGCCCGCTGTCGCGAGACCGATGATCGAGGAGTTCGAGTCGGCTGCGTTGTCGAGGTACGGACCAGTGACGTTGTTGCGGAGGTTCACTCCAATGATACGGTAACTGATCGCACTCGCGTCTATCAGGACGCCATACTGCTGAAGCTCCGATGCGACGCCGACGGCCTGCCCGGCCAACCCGCCGATGATCGACACACCGGTGCTTGACGATCCGATCTCCCATCCTGCCCAAGTGGCCGAGCCAGCCTGTGAGTTGGCGTAACACTGCATGTTGGCGATCTGGATGTAGCGGCCGTTGAGGAAGCCGCCACGCTGCCACGCGCCGCTCGACTTCCCGCCTTGGATGTTGACCTGAAAGACAGTGCTATCAATGTTCAGATTGTCCGCGTTCTTCGACCCGTTCATGTAGATGTCGGTCAGAAGAATCTCGCGGGCGCTACCGCCAATCTTGATGCACTCGTTCCATGGGTTGTCGACCTGAATGTCGTATCCCGTCAAGAACTGGGGCGCGCTGCCGCCAGCGGTGTTCTGCACCACGATCCCCTGCAGGCAGCTCGTGGCCGCGAAGTGCCGAATGTCCAGTGTGTTTACGTTGCCATCCATGATGAGGCCAACCGGACTAGCCGCACTGGACGATCCATTTCCACTCACCTGCACGTTGTCGATGTCAAGGACGTCGGAACGGTTGCTGTTGTCACCGACCCACTGTATGCAGTAGGTGCCGGTCGCGCCGTTCAACCATACATCGCGGATACCGCAAACGTTCAGCTTCTTGAGAAAGAATCCGTTGAACGGGCTCGTGATCACGAGACTCTGGAACGACGTCCGGTTCGCGTTGGTCACGTTCACGATGTTGCCGCCGGTCATACCAGAGGCGTTGATGCGGAGGTGGTGAAGGCCACCGCCTGCGGTGCCGTTGCTCCAACTAAACACGTCGAAGTTGCCCGATGGGGTTACGATGCAGTCGCCTGTGCCAGCTCCGTACAGTGTCTGGCCTGCGGTGAATGAAATCGCACCGGTCAGCTTGATGTTGAATCCAGGTGGCACGAACAGGTCCACGCCAGCGGCAGCGGCTGCCTGCATCGCGGTCGTATCGTCGGTAGCTCCGTTCCCCGTCACCCCGTAGGCTGACACATTCTGTGCGCCGGCCTTACCGTACAGCTCAGTGAAGTTCGCGTTGACCTTCGTAAACGCGCTATATCCCGCGTCACCAGTGCCGGTGTTGGGTCCGCTACCGGTGCTGATGATCTGCTGAGACATTTACTCCACCGAGATAACTACGACGTTGAGCGTGCCGGTCATAACAACGACCGTGATCACGAGCAGTGTCCGCCGAGGGCTTTCTTCAGGCGCGTGCGGCTCTTGTGCATCTGCTTGTCGCTGATGCGACCAGAGACCCAGTCATTGACGTTCATGCGATGGGCGGCGCGGGCCGTCTCCTTCAGCATCTGGTCGTGCGACGGCGTGTCATGAGTCTCGTTGCTGGTGATCTTCGCCTTCTTCGGCATACGCTCGGGCTGGTGCTCAGGCTTGTGCCGCGCAGGAGCTGGACGCGTGTCGTTGCCTCGGAGCAGGTTCGTCTCGACAGTGATCTTGTGGTTCGCCACGGCGGATTACCTCTTGGTGGCGCGGCCCAGGAAGTGCCCGCTTCCGCCAGTCGGCTTCGCCGCCGGGGGCTCACGGTGCGTGGCCCTTCCAGTCGGGTGATCGGCGCCGCCCGTGACCTTGATGGTCGGGGCAGGGCGACTGACGTGGCCAACCGGATGATTGCTGCCACCCGTGATTTTCGCGGGCGGGGGCTCGCGGTGCGTGGCCTTCCCAAGCGGATGGTTGTCGATCTTGCTCATGTACGTTTCTCCTTCAGTTTGCGGTTCGCCCCGCGTACGATCTCCGCGTACTGCGATAGGCTCAGGTTGCCCTTGTCGAGCTGCTGCTTGGCGCGAGCCTTCGCGTTGGCCGCGTGCTCGCGATCCGGCATCGGATACTTGCGCTCTCCGGGGAGCCCGAAGGTTGATTTCGGGAGCGCCTTGCGCCGCTTCTCGGTGATGTGTGCCATGTCAGAGTTCCGTCGTCGGCGGCTTGTTGTGCGTTTCCTGCTGCCCGCTTTGATCCAACGGGCTGCTCGGGACGTGCGGCTTCACCGGGCCAGGTGCGACATTCGGCGTCACACCGGGCGTGGTGTACTCAGCGACGACCGCGTCGCTCCCGAAGTCGTAGCATTTCGCCACGATGGTCACGCCGGCCGGTATGTTCTGTTTCGAGTTGGCCACGATCTGCGGTAGCGCCTGCTTGCACTCTGCAGCCGTCTTCGCGCCGCCGATGATCTGCGTATCCACGGGCTGGCCATTCGAAAACGCAACAACGATCCCGAGGATCAGCGGAACAGACATGTGTACCTCACGACCGAGGCGTCTTGTTCGCCTTCGTGTCAGCGTGTCGGAAGTTGGTTGGAGTGGGAGACAGGATGCGCATCGCCTTCGCTCTCCTGCCCTCAGCTTTACAGTCGGGGCACTCGATGGATTTCGGCGCCGGCCCTCTGGAGCGGAACGTCTCAGTCTTGTGCGCGGCCTTACACCTGAACTCCCAGATCGGCATCTCAGAGCCGTCCGGTGCCTAAGCACCTCGGACATCCCGAGCCCTGAACCGTGGTGACGTGCTTGTCACCATGCTTCTCGACGCGGGTCTGGGTCTCCAGGGACTGCCCGAGACCGTTGCACTCCCGGCACTCGGCCGGGTGCTGCTTCGTCACACGGACGCGTGACGGTCGAGCGGGCTTCGCCGGCTGCGGGGCGCGGCGTGCCCTGAACTCCTCGCGGACGACTGCTGGTATGTCCATGGATCACGCCCGCAGGCGTAGCCAGACGTACACGCACAGAAGCAGCCCCGCGGCATAGAGGGCCATCATGGGCAGCTCCGCCAGAGCAGCGTGTGCATCGACAGGATCGCGTGCCAGACGCCGACCATGATCAGCGCGAAGCCCGCGCAGGCGAGCACGAACCGCTTCAACTCGTTCATTGCGAGATCGAGCGCAGGTACTCCATATGCGCGCGCTTCAGCTTCACGGCGGCCACCTCGACAGCGAGCGTCACACGCTCTTGCTCCAGTGACGCGCTCATCAGCTGCTGCTTGATGGTCTCGTATTCGGCCTGTGCAGCGCGATACGCAACGGCATCAGGATTCTGGGTTTCATCGGCCATAGCTCACCTCTGAGTTGACTGCAAACAAAAATTCGGCCCGAGGGTTAGTCGGGCCGAGTGCGCCAGACTGGCGCGAGTTTGCAAAGGTAAGAGAGGCGAGAATCTCAGCCTCTCTATTTGATCATCGCACGGATCTGAGGCGAGTCAAGCGGGTGTTAGGTGTTGGGATTACGTATGTATACACGGCACGGGCTGAGCGGGCTGTGACCGCGTTCATGGCCAACAACATTCCAACACCCCGCCGGCATTCCGGTGGCCCAAGCCATCTAGGGACTGCCAGGGGGTTTCAGCTTTCCATACTGGCAATCAGCCCGGTCAGCCTGTATCGCCCGCGCCGCCCGCGCAGTTGCTACTCATGCACGTGAATAAGAACTCAGCGGTTCCTAAGTCAGGAACCATCCAAGCTGCGTCATCAATGACTTAGCCGGTTATCCACGGATAACGGGCTGCGGATTGCACCAGAGCACCAACATCTGGTGCAAGTCTGGTGCGCGGGCTAAGTCACTGAGCGGGCTGCAGGATACCCCTTTGCACCACATCCACCAGATGATGATGATCAATGGAGATAAGAGCAGAGCTTGTATACGCGCGCACCGCCACCATCCCCGCCGCGCGCCGCCGGAGCGTGTGAGGCAAAACTGTGGTGCACTCTGGTGCACGAGCAGATATCTAGTTGTAGCAACATAGACTTAGCTCGGCACCACATGTTTGAAAACTCTGGTGCGAGATGTGGTGCGAACCGCAGCCCGCATCCCATATGTGGTGCGCAGCCCGCTTCGTGATCACGCGCACTAATAACAACATCGCATCACACACTTCTTGATCACGTGCACGACAACATCGAGCGCACTGTGACACGTACATCTGTAATAGCGTTCATCACAACAGCTTCTTCACGCAGTGCGCCTTTGCGTACTCACCAGGCGCCGGCGCCGGTGGCACGAACGCTGCGCGCACGCTGCGTCGAGCTCGACGCGACCTAACACGTACATACGTTATCGCAAAATATTTTCTGGATACCCTTGTTGAACTCGAAATCTCGTGAGAGCCTTAGCTCACGGCTCGAAGACTCGACGCATGAATCAACGAGCAGAGCCGTGCGAGGTGTGAGGTGAGCAACTGGCGACAGATACAGCGGGACGAGATCCTCGTCCGCGCCGAGCGCCGCGCAGCCCGTCTCGCGGAGCAGCTCGCTGAGCGCAAAGCCGGGCGCACGACCGATCACGAGAAACGAGTGCGCGCGGGAGTCCTCTCCTGGGAGACGAGGCGCCGTCGCAGGGCGTGCCCACGGCCACCGCCGCAGACGCCGGAACAGCGAGCAGCCGCTGCTGCAGAAGACGAGGCGATGCGCGCAAAGATCAGGGAATACCTGGCACGCACTGCCCCCGAAGGTGAATGAAAATGACTGAGTCGTTACACGAGTGCCGAGACTGCAGCTGCCGCGCCGACGAGGGCGACCTGCGGATACCCGGATGCCGATGCAACTGCCACCGGTGCACCACGCAGGGCGTGTGTGCGCCGAGCGCAGAGATCAACCCCACAGCTACGAGGGCAGAGATCGAGGAGATCCTGCGCGGGCTGTGAGCGGCCAGATCGCGAGCAGCGTGCTCGGTGGCCCTACGCCTTACACGCGGGCGCTCGTGCCGAAAATACCCAAGGGGCTGCCGGAGGAGATCCGGGCGCTGATCGCGCTGCTGCCTGCGCTGCAGGTGTCCAGAGTGCGGAACGCGACTGGTGGCCCGGCGCTGTGGCTGGTGGAGTACCTGAACGCCGGGAAGATGTACGTGCCGGATGGCGCGAGCATCGAGGACTGGACGTTCGCCATAGGTTACGTGCAGCAGGCCAGACCTGGATCGAGCCCGCCAGAGCTGGTGCCCGCCAAGCCCGGCGAGCCCACGATGATGGCGATCACATGAAAAACTCACCCGCAAAGGTCGCAGCCGACGACGCCGAGCGGGCGCGCGACCTGCTCATCGACCAGCTGATCGAGTGTGCCACGGCGTGCGCCGCGCAGCGGCTGACGTACCAAACCCATGTGTCCGAGCACGATGACCCGTTCCCCGAGGAGCTGATCGAACGGTTTCAGACCGTCGAGCGCGAGTCGCTGATGGATCTGGCTCGGGACCTGGTAGCGGCCGATGAGGCGTACCACAAGGCAGTCGACCGGGAGCTGCGCGAGCCGATGCAGCACCGCCCGCTCAGCCCGCGAGAGTCGAAGGAGATCGTGGATCGCGCGGCGGTAGATGGGCTGCGCGACCCGGATGACAAAGACCCAAAGAGGAAGCACTGATGACACGCCGACGGAAATGCCAGCACACGGACGAGGAGCGAGGGCCGAACGCCCACAAGGGCTGCCGCGAGTGCAACCGCCAGAACTGCCGCGAGCGTTACGCGCGTACAAGAGATCAGCAGCTGGCTGCTCGTAGAGCTGAGCGAGCAGAGACCAGGGCGCAGGACACCAAGCGGCGCGAGGAGTTCCTCAGCGAAGTTCGAGAGCAAGCCCGCGACGCCGGTGTGATTGAAGGGGCCGCGGTAGTGATGAGACTGGCAGCTGAGGCACTCAGAGAGCGCGAGCGGTTGTATGGCCGGATGTCAGCTGATCAGGCGATGCGAGCACTGAACAACATACAGACGTTATGGTCTTGCGCGATGAAAAAAAGCGCGTAGGCTAAGTTTCAAGAACAGCGGGGAGGCAAACCGCGCGAGGTGAGTGAAGTGTTCGAGCCGACAGATCCAACTCCGATGACGTGGAAAGAGTCGCAGTACATCTACGACCGCATGCGCGAGCTGGTCGCGAACATGGTGCGCCACCATAGCAGCGAGGAGGCTGCAGCGCCGCACGTGATGCGCGTGTTGATGGGGCTCGATGCGGTTGTGGGTGAGTGGATCGACGAGTCGTTCGTGATTCCGATGTCCGACATGATCCGTGAGTGGCGTGAGATACAAGAACAGCAGCAGTCAGCTGCGGAAGGGGGAAATGTCCAGCATTAAACAGATCCTTGCCCGCTATCACAGCGCGGGCCTAACCCCAAAGCCGGCGCCGCCCGCGCCGCCCGCGCCGCCCGCGCCGCCCATCACGCGCGCCCCACAAGTTTTCTCCGCCAAGCCGCTCACGAGCAAAGAGATCGAGGCGGCAGCGCTCGCCCGCGAAGTCGAGTTCACACTCAAGGCGTGGGGAAAATACGTTCGCGACCTGTGTGACGGGTCAGACGGATGGATGCGCGCCGAGGTGTGGCTCGATGTGCGCGAAGGGCGGCGCGATGGGAGCCCCTACGAGCTGAGATACATGCAGCGCCTGTACGGCGGCTGTCCACAGGAAGCGCTCGCGGTGTGGCGACTGTATCGCCGCGCGCCGAGCGAGCTGAGCCGCGATGAAGTGCTAGTGCTCCTGTGCCACTACGCGTTCAACCTGCTGCAGATCGAGCCGGGGCTGTACGAGCCGATACCGCTCGCCATGCGGCTGAAGGAAATGGAGGCCGAGGCGCAGATCACTGAGAAGCGGTACTTCGAGCTGCTGGCCTCTGCGCGTCTGAAGATCGGCGCGGAGATCGCGCAGGGGCGGTCATGATCCCCCCGATGCTGAAGCTGTTGCATCGCACCCGCTGGTGCCGCATCAGCCGCGACCCCGTAGCCCGCGCATCAATTCAAGTCTGGCGGCGTGGTCAACACGTCGTCGGGAGAGTTAAGGGGAGGCACCCTCTGACGACTGAGCAGTGGGCATCGCTGCTTATATCCACGTTCGGTGATCGCCATGAATGAAGACGCCCAGCTCCTGGAGATGATCCGTGCGTTGGATTCAACGGCTCAGCCGTTGCAGCCCATTCTTGATTCCGGCTCTCAGAACGAGAGTCGGGGGGTTGCAGCGGTTGAGCCGGGATGCGTGATCAAAGATGGACAGCAGGTGTTCGCTGATGCAGTGAACGAACCCCCGTCGAACCCGTTCGCGTTCGCACAGGCGCAGGCTGGAGCGGCTAACCGCTACAGCGATCTCGCGTCTGCTGCTGCGGCGCTGACCAACAAATATATCTACATCCGTGCGGTGAACTCGTACCTGGAGAAGGCGACGGGGCTGCTCGTGAGCCCCGAAGCTTTCGATGCTGACGAGGCGGCGCGGATGCCGCTCATCGGGAGCAAGGTGATCAACGGCGTCGCTGTTGGCGGGACGCGGCCGAAAGCCACGAAGGTATTCAACGAGTCCAGCAGCAAGACGACCTGTCACGACCGCGGGTACCACCCTGGCAAGTCACTGCTGTACCTCGGCACAGACGGCGTGCAGCAGCTGGCGAACAGCTACCAGCCGCCGAGTTATGAGCTGCTGACTCCGACGGACGAGGAGCGTGCGCTGTGGGAGGCGTTCCTCGCGCACCTGTTCCCTGACTGGAAGACCAACATCGGCCTGCAGCTGCACCTCGATGGCATGGCATACCTGCTGGCCAATCCGGGCGAGCGGCTGCGCTACATGACTGTGCTGTCCGGCCGCGCGAAGGGTTCAGGCAAGACGACGCTCATGGACACAATCACGCGTCTGCTGTTCGGCGCATCGAACCATCGACAGGTCACGCGCAGTGAGTGGCAGAGCCGGTTCATCGACTATTTGTTCGGCTGCCGGATCGTCTCCATCGAAGAAATGTTCGAGGGCGATCCGGAGGAGGCCGAGGAGCGCACCAACATGCGTGCCACCTACATCACGAGCCCCGTGATCGCTGGCGACATGAAGGGTGTGAAGGGTAAGCAGTTCGAGAACGTCGTGTCGATGATGGGCACGTCGAACTACCCGGACCGCTGCGTCTTCATCCCGACTGACGACCGCCGGTATCTGATGCTAGAGACCAGCGCGAAGGAGATGCCGGAGTGGCTCAAAGAGAAGTTCGTAGCGGACTTCCTCGGCTCAGCCCGCGCAGCCGGCGTGCTCGCGTCGCTGCTGCTGGCGCGCGATGTCAGCAAGTTCAACCCGCACAAGCGACCGCCGCTGACGCAGACGAAGAAGATTGCGCAGATCGCGCAGCATCTGAACGAAGTGCAGCGCGAGATCCTCGCCGCCTTCACCGACCATGACCGCCCGTTCAACAAGGAGTTCGGCACGCTCAACGATGTACGCGAGGCGCTCAAGCTGCGAGGCATCCGTGACCCACAGATCCCCGGAAACCAAACTCTCGGGATCTGGCTACGTAAAGCCTTCGAAGTGATCGGACACGACGCTTGTCGTATGGAAAGCCGCGCCCGCGTCGGCAATGAGTACCCGCGTTTCTGGGCGTGGAAAAACACTACGAAGTGGCAGAACGCTGCTGAAACGGAGATTCGCGAGCACCTCGAATCCAACATCCGCGCAGCCGACGAGGAGACTGTTGCTGCGCTCCGGCAGGAGGCTCGCGCGGCTGACAGCCACGCAGACCGGGTGAACAAGCTGATCGAGCAGGGGAAACAGGCAGAGAAGGACGCGCGCCGGAAGCTGCGCGGGAGTGAGGGAGGTGAGTAACGGCAGCGGCGGTCTCGGCCTTTACCACGGGATCGCGCATGGCGGCGCGGGCGGCGCCGGTTCGGCAGCGCAGGCGATGACGCCACGACCTGGTTCGGTGATTGTTTCGTCCACGGCGCCGATTGACTTCAATCGAATCGCACCGTACCAGAACAAGCCGTCGCTGCCCGAGGACGTGCAGGCGTTGCTCGACCTGGTGGGCGCCACGTGCGAGCTAGGCTTCTCCAACCTAGACGGAGAGGTGCAGTACGACGTTCGGCTCACCAAACAAGTGGGGTTCGGGATGCGCATCCCAGCCCGCGCCCCGTTCGAGGCGTGGCAGAAGGTCATCGGCGCAATGCTCGATGCGAGCAACTTGACTCCGGCCCCGGAGAAGCCCGTAGAACACATCCCGCGTGCGCCATGGCTCAGTAGCGTCACGGTCTACGGCGGCGGTGCCGGCGGGGGCGGAGGCAGCGCAGGTATGGGCAGCGGCGGAGGTGGTGGCGGTGCTGGCGGTGTGAGCATGGCGCAGTGGTCACAGCAACAGCAGGCAGCGGCGCTCGCGCGGCACCAACAGAAGCTGATAGACGACGCCAGCAAAAAGCTAGCCGAGCAGATCGACCGCAGCGTGCTCCAACAGATTGGCGATTGGTACGACAAGCTCGCCGGAGGCGGAAAGGATGCCAGCTCCGGCTAAATCCAACACGCTGTTGACGGCGTCGTTGATCGCCAAGCAGGCGCTGAAGGCGCTGCACGCGAATACCCGCTTCGCCGCGGATGCGAACAAGCTGTATTACGAGGAGGAGTTTCGTCGCGAGCAGGAGAGGCTCATGGCGGAGCTGCCTGAAGAAGTACAGGGAATGTTGAGGCTGGTCGAGGCGAAAGTCAGCGAGCAGCAGAACGACCCGACGTTGCTGGTCGTGACGATGACGCGTCCCGATAAACGCATCTGGCACATGGCCGTTGAGCGCGGGGCGTCAGCTGATATTTGGAGGTTTGCTTTGGGGTCGATGCTCGACAGAGCTAAGCAGACGGAGGCGGCATGAACACAACACCAGTGGTGGCCAACGAGCGCGATCTCCTGAATGAGTTCGCGGGGTTCCTCAACAGGCTGCGCGGGTCTGTTTACGGCAGAGCGCTGCTGCCGGAGGGCGTCGCGCTGTATTTGGCGATGTACGGGATAACCGTACGTGTGTCGGGGTGCGAGTCGTATCTAACGATGCACAAGGGCGACGTGACAGTCACCATCGCCGCGGGGTCGAGCGCGCAGCAGGTGTATGAGCGGCTGTGCGTGCTCTTTAAGTATGACGCCCCATTAGAGCGACCGTGGATTCCATGGCTGGCGCTGGCGGACGCAGACGTGACCGTCCCGGTTCACAGCCAGGGCGATCCGGTACTGCGGGTGACGATGCGGAAGAACCGGAAGATCTTCGTGAACATACCGTGGAGCGCGTCCGACGATGAGTGGCGCGTCGAGATCGGGAAACTGGTGGACCGCGAACTCGCGGCGAGGGTAAACGAGTGAGGAGTGTGTTGGTATTGATGTTTGTTGTTCTAGGTGGGTGTGCAACGTGCCGGGATCACCCGGCTGCTTGTGCGACCGTTGGGGCAGTAGTTGTCGGATCAGTTGTGCTTAGTCTCAATCACGGTGGAGGTGCCCATCCGCCCGACCCGGTGTGTAGCAACACCGCCCGGTGCGGGGGAATCATAAGATGAACAATCCACAAAGCGGACGAGGAAGCTCGGAGGGTGAAGGTATGACCAAACTAGAGGAGAGACTCGCCGAGCTGGAGCGCGTGCAGCAGATGATCTGTCAGGTCATGAACTTCCAGGCGCGAGCGCAGGGGTTGCCTCCGCCGTTCTTGAATGTGCCGCCGCTGCAGCTGCCGGGGGCGAAGTCATGAGACCGTGCGGGCGGGGACACATGGAGGGACGTGACAAGCAGCACCGCTGTGTTGTTTGTCGGCGTGAACAGAGTCGGCGTAACGCGCGTAAGCATCGCCTAGCTAATCCGGAGAGCGTGCGCGAGTCTAAGCGCAAATGGCTCGCAGCTAACCCCGGAAGACTGCAGGAGTTGAAGCGTAAGTGGCGAGGGCTACCCGAGCCCGCGCGGCCATGCCCGGAACTGTGCGAGGCTGGATGCGGACGGGTGGCGCAGTGCCTCGACCACGATCATCAGACTGGCATGTTTCGCGGGTGGCTGTGCCGCAGCTGCAACTTTGCCATCGGTCAGCTCGGTGACACCCTTGAAGGCGTCAATCGAGCCGCCGAATATCTTCGTCACGCTCAGCCCGTTTCGTCTGCAACGGCCCATAGTCCGCTGGAGAGGTCAGACGGCATCGACTTCGGCGCTTTGTTGGATTCGCTGAACTGCTTCGACGCTTCCGCGCGCAAGCGGTCACAGTAGTCCGCCCACGCCTGCATCATCTGACGCCGCTCGGGTACGCGCTCGCTACGATCATAAATTGCAGCGATCTTGTCCGCCTTCCGGTGCGCCAGCTGGAGTTCGATCAAGGCCGAGTCCACGTGCAGCTCACCGTTGAGCAAAGTTGACGCGCTGCTCCTGAATCCGTGGGGAGTGTGGTCAGATCGAGAGCAGAAGAAGTCCAGCGCGGAGCTGAGGGCGTTCTCGGAGATCGAGATCTCGGGGCTCTTGTCGCTGGGGAACACGTAACGGCCGGTGCCAGTGTGCTTGTGCTGCTCGCGCAGGATCGCCACCGCCTGCGTCGAGAGCGGCACCAGGTGAGGGCGACGCATCTTCATGCGACCTTCGGGAATAACCCACTCAGCCCGCTCAAGGTTCACCTCGCTCCACTCCATGCCACGCAGCTCGCCTGGACGCACGAACAACAGCGGTGCAAGACGGAGCGCAGCGGCCACGTGGCGATAGCGGCGGGCGCTCAGCCGGTAGTCGCGGCAGAAGCGGAGCAGCTCACCGAAGCGGCTGGGCTCGGTGATCGCCGGGTGCGACACGACCTTGATCGCCTTCAGCACGCGCTTGAACGCGCCCGGTGGCGCCACGTTCACGGCAACATGGCCACGCTGTGCGGCATAGGCCATGACTTCCTGAACCAACATCTTGCACCGGTGCGCCGTCTCACGACGGTCGCCGGTGTTCTGAACGTCTTCGAGGACGGTGATGATCTCGGGCAGGGTGATCGAGGCAGCGGGACGCTGGTGGAGAGGAGCGAGCAGCGCCAGCCGCGCCCGCTTCGCCCGCAGCGTGGACTCACTGAGTTCGTCGCGACGTGTCAGGTAGTCGTTGGCGAGTTGCAGGAACGTGCGCGAGGCTGGAGCCAGCGCAGAGGCGATGGCGTGCGAGACGGGGGAGTGCCGCACCGTCGAACGCGCGGACGTGGCGGGCTTCGTGGGCGCGCTGGTCGCGTGCTTGCGGTTGTTCTCGCGGCGGCAGTCGGGGCAGATCCACTTGCCCTGTGCAGTGCGCTGCCACGCAGGGGCGTGGCCGCGGACGCAGGGACCAGTGCGGGGGCTCTCAGTCGTCATGGCACTCACCTCATGCCGGATAACGGATAACTGAGAGGATAACGGATAACCCTGGCGTTATCCGAAGTTAATAACCTTGTTTTTCAGGTACTTAGAGTTTTGGTGCCGGGAATAGGACTCGAACCTACGACCCGCGCATTACGAATGCGCTGCTCTACCAACTGAGCTATCCCGGCCCCGTCAACGGGGAGCCACATATTCTACATTTTTTTGCGCAGGCGGATCACGAGGTCGATACCCGCCACCTCGGTGCCCGGGGGTGGGGGCGGAAGGCGGCTGAACTCGACCGCGGGCACGGGCACATCGATGAGGGCCCCGGTCTCGGTGTCGTGGAAGTGGTAATGCGGATCGACGTTCGAGTCGAACCAGGCCCGCGAGCCATCCACGGAGAGCTGGCGGATCAGGCCGTGCGCGGCGAACAGATTGAGCGTGTTGTAGACCGTGGCCTTCGACACGCGTGCCCCGGCCGCGCGCAGGTGCGCGATGATCTGCTCGGCAGAAAGATGCTGTGGCGCCGAGAGCAGCAGCGCCGCGATCCGTACCCGCTGGGCGGTGGGACGTATCCCGCACTCGTTGAGACGCCGCTCGCAACCGTTCGCGCCGGCGACGCCCGGCGGGGCAGACAGTTCCATGGGGCGGGGATTATAGGCTGAGGGTCAGGCCTGGGCGAGCTTGCTTTGCAGGTGCTGCGCCAGCTCCGCGATGGTCGGAAAGTCGAACAGCTCCGTCAGGTCCA